TAATAATCCCTATTTGAATACAGAAATGCTAAATAAAAACTTAACATAGTGTCTATTGTAGCCACCTTTGCCTTTTTATTTTCCACTTTTACTACATTATAACTATGACAAGCTAAGGGTTCATATATAAAACATATAATCTCTTCTCCCTTCATTGATATCTCATAATGTGGCGCAACAATATCTCCTATACCTGGTTTCTTTGTTATTATTATATTATTAAATCCATTATATTCTAATTTTTCTTTAACTACTGTTGCTGTATATTCTGGATCCACAGCTAATACGTCAAAATCCGGATTTCGTTGTATTATTCTTCTTTCTTTTTTCGGCATATATGATGCATATATACCATGCGCTAATGCACCAAAAAAAACGCACCCTTGATCTATAAATGAATCTCTAACTATTTTAAATATCTTTGTCTCCTTATCTTTGTTTTTTAATTGAAATCCTCTCTGAAAATCTACGTTTAAGCAGTCTGAACCTCTTAATGGATAACTCTTATTTAATAAGAGTAATCTTTTTAATACCTTCTCCCATCTGCTAACATCTCCACCCGGTCTAGATAATTCTAAATACATTGCCATTCTTAAATAATCCGGGGGCGAATACAATATACCACCTACACTTATGCTGTATTTCTTTATAGCATTAAATAAATCTATGTTCATATGTGTTATATCTGCTACTGGTATATGGTTGACAAATACTTTATATGTACCAAAATGAACACCTGCCTTCGCTTCTACATCCTCAAAATCTCTTGCATAAATATCTGCCAATCCTTTGGCATCATTTAACGCATTCGGAGAAAAAAAATCGTAATCTGGAATCTCTAAATCTTTATTATAAAACTTATCCTCCTCTGGTAAAATATTATTAATCGCTGTACCACCATAACATATAAGTTTTTTGTTTTTAAGAAATTCTTCCACCACTTGCATTATCTCTTGTACCTCAGGACCGTTTGCCTTTTTTTGTTGTTTTTTCTCGGCTATATCTATTGCTTTTCTTAATATTTCTAATTCTAATTCCTCTAACTTGCTCATTAATATTTATTTAGATTAAATATTAATAAACCGACTCTTATAGTATTTTTAAATTTATGTATATGCAGAATATTTCAATTCCCGGATTTAATGCATTACAGGCAAAATTTTGACAATAAGGTCATTTAACCATCCTGAGGTAAAAAGCCCACCCATCCCTCCGCTTTCACCATCATATTGTTCATCTGGATCATCACTTTCGTTTGTTCCTCCTACTTTACCACATGTATTTTTATCAAAACCTGTTCCGCTTTCATGTACATCATTCGTCTTTAGTATAAATGTAGTTCCATTATCATCAAACCATTTATTATAACCATACAAACTTCCACGAACCTCTAACGCATCAAAATCACTTTTAAAAAAATCAGTTTCTCTTTCATACCATCCACCATCTTCAGCATCTCGTTTTAATTTAAATTTACTTGGAATATTTTTTTGGAATAACATACCTATCATTTGTATCCCTTGCTCTTTATGATAACAATAATTTGTGTTTCTATTTTTTACATCATCTGGTATCATTATTACTAAATAGTCATTGCTAGTTATATTACCAGATATATCTTGTATCATATTTGCATCATCTAAAACATGTGAATTATTAATCTGAATTAAATTACCACTTATTTCTGTTATATCGCCTGCCGTTATAGATGTCACTGAGTTGTCACCTAAACTGCATGCGGCTCCACCGAATATAGTCGCTCTAGCACCTAATATATTAACGTGCTCTTTTAATAAGCATTTATCGCTAGTCATAATTGAGATATCACAGTCACTTATCATTATTATTAATTTTTTCTTTAATGTGTATACTTCGGTTGTTAATGTATTTCTACCATGAGAAATTTGCGCAGACACGCCTTGAAATTTAAAATCTATTTTACTACGGCTATAATAATTATAGTTTGAATCTAGATATTTATCTTCATCTTTATATTTATTAATGTAATATGCCATTTTGTTATAAATGTCCACAGATCTTGCTTTTATCCTAAAATTCAAAATTAAAGGATTTTCATAACAACCTACATATCTACTACTAAATCCCATCGTAAAAACTTTCTTAAGCATATCATCAAAATCTATATGATTATAACTATCTTTACTGGTACCATTTTTTGTTAATGTGGTTCCTATTACAGGTTCACCATTTACATCATATATTTCAAAATCTAAACATCTACATCCTTGTTTAATAGTGTATTCCAATGCACACATATTAACCCAATTATCACTTAGGGAACAGCAATTGTATGCAGTTTTAATATAATAATCTTTCAACGTACTAGTATCGTCTGATTCTATTGAGTTTTTAATTTTAGTATTTTTTTCAGATTTATATTTGCACTCACCACCAGTTTTAAATATCTTTCTATAAACTTGGATTGTTATATATACGGTTATTATTATAACAATTGTAATCAATACTATAAATGTTGAATCCCTTTTTTCAAGTGACATCTTAATATATATATTAATCTAGAATTTATTTAATATTTAAAAGTTATATAGATATATATATAATGCCTGGAGGATTATTAAATTTAGTAGCCGTAGGTGATCAAAATGTTATTATTCATGGTAATCCGACAAAAACATTTTTTACTTCTACTTACAAAACACATACTAATTTTGGATTGCAAAAATTTAGATTAGATTATGATGGACAAAAAGTATTGCGTATAAATGAAGAATCTAAATTTTCTTTTAAAATTAAAAGGTATGCGGATCTATTAATGGAAACGTATATTTCTATTACATTACCAGATATATATAGTCCTATATATCCACCTAAAGATGAAAATGGAGAATGGGCACCATATGAATTTAAATGGATTAAAAATCTAGGAACACAAATTATTAAAGAAATAAGTGTTACTGTTGGTGGTACTACACTTGCTACAATACCTGGCGAATTTATATTAGCTAACTACAGCAAAGATGGCTTAGGAAAAACGGGTTTATATAATACTATGACAGGTAATAGTCGCAATTTAAACGATCCCGGAAAAGGTGGAAGGTCTTATCCTAATGCCATATATACCACACATCCTGATGGTGCAGAGCCATCGATTAGAAGCGAACAGCTACTAATACCTTTAAACCTTTGGTGGACTATATCTTACAAACAAGCATTTCCTTTGGTGTGTTTACAATATAATGAAATGTATATACATGTTACTTTAAGACCTATTAAGGAATGGTTTATTATACGTGATGTAACTGATTCAGCTAATAATTTTCCGTATGTTGCTCCAAATTTCAACATTGCTGAACATCAATTTCATAGATTTATTCAAACGCCACCAAATATAGAACTTGATTATACTGATACAAATACATCATGGAATCATGATACACATATCTTAGCTACATACTGTTTTTTATCTGAGGACGAAGCAAAAAATTATGCTTTTAATGAACAAAAATATTTAATTAGAGAGGTTTTTCAACACACATTTAATAATATTTCTACGTCTAACAGGTTATGGTTGCAAAATTGTAAAGGAATGGTTACAGATTTTACTTTTGTATTTCAACGAAATGATGTTCACTTAAGAAATGAATGGAGTAATTTTACTAATTGGCCATATGATTCTAAACCTTATAGACCTAAGTCTATAAGACAATATAATGATGGTTATAGGTTTACTAACGATACTTATGGCGGAATAACAATTGGAGAAAGAAATAACTTAGGACCTGGTGAAAATCCTGATTTTACACCAACCGGATTATACCAAACAGGCGATTATAAAAACTTAAATGAACCCGAAATATTAAAGTCTCTAGGCATATTATTTGATGGACACCAACGTGAAGAGATAAGATCCAGTAATATTTATAAATATATTGAATCTTATAAAAGGTTTTCTTCTCAACCAATGGAAGGTGTTTATGGTTATTCATTCGCATTATCCACTAGCGCATCTAATTTACAACCATCTGGCGCTATTAATTTAAGTATGTTTAGCAAGGTAGAAATTGAATTCACAACACATACACCCGAACCTGATACTAATGCTGAATATTTAGTAGTTTGTAATCCTAACACGGGTGACCCTATAGGGGTTAATAAACCTGCTTGGAGTTTATATGAATATAATTATGATTTAAGAGTCTATGAGCAAAGATATAATATATTAATTTTTTCTTCAGGAAATTGTTCATTAATGTTTTCAAGATAAATATATTATAAATTTATGGCTATAATATATTTTATATTAAAGATATATATATATATG